ATCGCCGGTAATATTGACGGTCGAGGGTCCCCGCCTTTCTTATACGCACGCGCATAGGATTGGACATGGGCATCTCCAGGATAAGCCATAACATATGGCGGTCTGAGATCACCTCGAGACCTTTCGTTGTCAGCTGCAATAAAAATATTGCAGGGCCAAACAGAAGAAACCTTACTATCCCTTGTGGGGGTAGGGCGCATAAATGCCATTAACGGCATCTGCGTTTCGACCCGGAGAGCAAATAGAATTCTATTTGCATCGGGTATAAGGTCACGGAAAAGCATGAGTCCATCAGGTTCACGGTTACAAATTAAGGTGATCAAGGACGCAGTCTGTGGAAGCTCAAGAGCTTCTGTAAGGTTGCGCCCATCGGACCACCCCATGCCGCCCAGACAAACTGGGACAGGTCGGAGAATATCAATGATATCTCTTTGCCAGGGATGTAAAAACCCCATTGATTTTGGACCAAGGTCCCTAACCAAATTGACAAAGGAGAAGTCAGAGACATCTCTCCATTTGTAACCTTTGCCCGAGATAGACGGGAGAACAGTAGTTCCAGCGAACTCAGCGAGTTTTGTGGAACTGATAGTTTTAGATTCAGAAACCTTGCAACCTAAGTTGGCAAGGGTTGAACGGTAAAGACTATTCAACTTATCTCCTTTGATGACAACGTCATCACCAAGCACAACAAAGTGTTGGACTGGGTCTATTTTCAGCTTTATGCAGAGTCCCTCCAGTAGAGTGTTATGCGCGAGCGCAAACACACCAAAGGAGGGACCTAAGCCTAAAGGCTGACCTCGGGTGAACTTGACAATTTCAGGTTTACCGCGGAGACGCGTCAACCAAGGCCCGCTTGATACCTCAGAGAATAGACTAATATAGTCACTATACTCTGGAGGACACATCTTGCGAAGCAGGTCAACCTGCAAGTGAAGGGGGAAGAGATTGGTTGCGTCAGAGAGGTCCACAGAGTGGATAACCTCGCCTGAACGTAACATCTCTTGTACCTTCGGAATTGCAGCCTGCTGATCATGAGTATGATCAGTAGGGAGGCCTTGCAAATGGCTCATTACCAAAACTTTTAGTGGCTCAAGCATGGCTTGAATTACACGATCTGGATTGGCAACTGCCCTAAGCTTAAAGCCTGGCTCTTGGATTCCTGAAATAACTCCGAAATTGCCTCTCAACACCTTTTCTGGTGTGTCCATGAACTTTCGCTTATTGTGATCAAAGCACTTATTTATGAACTCGGTCCGGGGTAAAACCCTAGTCGCGATTTCAATGTACTTAATCACAGCGTTAGCTACAGGACCACTTTCATAAGAATGTTGGAGGACCCCCAAGAAGTCACTCTCTGGGACAGTTCTGAGATCTGGACCTGGGGCTCTGCGCGTCGTAGACGAACATTGCACCATGAACGGGTCAAGGAACCTATCAGGAGGACCAATTGGGGCGATCTTACGGGGGATAATCTTCAAAGTTGAAGTTAACCCTGTAATATCGGTGGACATCATCGACCCAAAGAATTTCTCTTTCTGCTTTTCAGTACATTGCGGAGCAATGTAGATAGAGTAGGAAGATAGGACTGTTAGAACTCTAGTTAGATTCCGACCGGAAGTCTTAGACTTACGGAACGTTGCTAACAAAGGGCCCTTTGGAAAACCGTCAGGATGACGGGCTACCCAAGTCTTTGTCTTTGGAGGAGGAGAACCAGCAAGATTACAAATAAAAACTTGCTTTACATCCTTCAAGTGGTCGATTGTCCACTCAATTCCATTGTTAGTTACCCATTTCTCTAAATCAGTGATGATATTAGATGATGTTTCCTTAGGGACACCCAACGACATAAGTTTTGCACATGTTGTTGCTCTGTTCATAATGATCATTGTTATGAA